TGTGTGACTACCTCACGCGCTGGTATGAAATGCCCCGCGCCATGGATGGCGCAAACATCGAGCAGATGATGTCCAAGCTCGGCATGACCGAGGGCGCACGCCGGCAGACGCTCCGCATTGAACTGGACGTGCCCGAGGCTGAAAAGCCCGACGCCCAGCTTGTGGCCATCGCCGGTTACCAGGATCTCCTCAAGGTGGCCAAGTGACCGCCAATCTCCCCACCCTGTTCGGCTACCGCGCTGAGGTGGTGCGCTGGATCGACGGTGACACCGTTGAGCTGATCGTGGACGTTGGTTTCAAAATGGCCATGCGTGACCACTTCCGGCTGATGGGTGTTGACACACCCGAACGTGGCCGGCCCGGTGCCGCTGAGGCAACCGCCCGCGTCCGCGAGCTGGCTCCTGGCGGCGCTCAGGTGACCGTCGCTACGCACGCCAAGGACAAGTACGGCCGGTGGCTCGCTGAGGTCTTTACAGCCAGCGCCCAGGAGTCGGTGAACGTCACCCTGATTGATGAGGGACTGGCCAAGCCATACTTTGGGGGCACCAAGGATGCCAGTTGACCTCACGGGCCTGACGCCTTCCGCAGAGAAGGCCGCGGAATTGTTCCCGCCCTCGCTGATCGGTCCCACATGGCAGAAGAACCCCGATGGCTCATGGCTGTTGCCTGAGATCACACTCGGATGGGATCTGCTGGGTTGGGTGAGTATAAAGCTCACAGACCCGGACGGGGAACCGTTCATGTGTACAGCTGAACAAGCTCGATTCCTACTCTGGTATTACGCAATCGACAAGCGCGGGAAGTTTATCTACCGGCAGGCGGTCCTACAGAGACTTAAGGGGTGGGGCAAGGACCCACTCGCCGCTGTCATGTGTATGATTGAACTCATTGGGCCTTCCCGGTTCTCACACTGGCTTGACAAGGATGGTTTCAAGACCTCACGGTGGGAACCAGGTTGCACACCCGTGGGCAAGGCCCACGCCTCCGCCTATGTACAGGTGACCGCCGTATCTCTGGAGCAGACAGAGAACACCACACTTTTGTTTCCCTCCCTCATCCCGGATCGCACACGCGAGGAATACCGGATTGATGTGCAGAAGGAAGTCATCTACGCCAATGGTGGCAAGCAGAAACTCAAAGCCCTCGCCGCGTCCTATCGTGCCGCTGAGGGTGGACGTGTTTCGTTCGCTCTGCTGAACGAGACTCACCACTGGGTTCCCGGTAAGGGAGCTGACAAGTTCTATCGCACCGTGAAGAACAACGTCACAAAGGTGAAGGGTCGATTCATTTGCATCACCAATGCTTATGAACCCGGCGAAGAATCCGTAGCTCAACTCATTCGTGAGGAGCAGGAGAAAGTCTGGGCCGGCCTACAGAAACCCTCAGGGTGGCTATACGACTCGATTGAGGCTCACCCCGACTGTCCTCTTGATGAGGACTGGTTGCCGTTCTGCCTAGAAATCATACGTGGAGACGCCTACTGGCTCGACACCGAGATCATTGTTCAGTCCATTCAGGACACCTCCATTCCCGCCGCCACTCACAGGCGCATGTGGCTCAATCAAATCGTCTCCACAGCGGACTCCTTGATAAGCGCGGGGGAGTGGGAAGCAATCCGCAATGTGAACTGTTCCGGGTCCAAGCGTGACTTGAACCCCGGCGATTCCATTGTTCTCGGATTCGACGGTGGCAAGACTGATGACGCAACCGCACTCGTGGCAATCCGCCTGAGTGACAAACTCATCGTGCCCCTGGCCGTCTGGCAGAAGCCAGAAGGTGCCAAGAATTGGCACATCAATGAGGCGGAAGTTGAAACCGAAGTCCACCAAGCCATGGCCACCTTCAAGGTGTCCGCGTTCTACGCCGACGTTTATCCGTGGGAGTCGTACATCAATGGGTGGGCAGATGCCTACCGCGAGACGCTCCTGATCAAAGCCACATCGAAGTCCACCATTGGATTCGACATGCGAGGCAATGCCGAACGCATTGCCCGTGGCAACGAGGCACTCTTGGCGATGATTCAGGACAAGAAAATTGCTCACAACGGTGACAAGATCCTCAAGATTCACGTGTTGAATGCAAAGCGCCGTCGAAATCAGTACGGATTGACCTTTGGCAAGGAACACGCAGAATCCCCTCGCAAGGTGGACGCCTACGCCGCCACCCTTCTGGCATTCATAGCCATGACCGACCTTGCCGAATCCGGCAAGAAAGCCAAGCCGGTTTACAGCCGCAGGCTCATACAGTTCTAAACAGGAGTTTCACTTGGCCACATTGGACGAATTTGTCCAGGGCCAGCTCAGCTCGGAAAACCCCGTGATCAAACCCACGGGCACACCGGGCCAGCTAAGCCTTGGACTGGTCAAGCTGATGTACGAGACGCTCAAGGCGGACCGTAGCAACTACTTTGACCAAAGCTACAACTATTACATGGGGGATCAGACACTCCCATACGCCCCCCAGGAAACCACTGATCAGATCCTCGATCTGCAAGAGCGCTCCATTACAAACTGGATGCCACTTTTAGTAGGGCTTCCTGTTCAAGTTTCCTACGTGGACGGTTACCGCCGTGGCACCTACGGTCTGGGGCCAGAGCCGGAAGCGGCTACTGGCGATGAGATCGCGGCCGGCAAAGATCCCAAGCGTTTCTCGCCTGAGTACGCCTGCTGGCAGCGCAACCGCATGGATGCGAGGCAGGCCACCCTCTACAAGGCCGCACTGATGTACGGCCACAGCTTTGCCCACGTGAACAACCTCCACCCTTCCGGCGACGTGAAGGTGGAAGTGCTGGGCACTCGCCACACGGTGGCATTCTTTGATGATCCGGTCAACGACATTCGGCCGAAGATTGTCCTGACGATTCGTTCCTACGCCCGCGACGAAGATACTCCGGGGCTAGCGATTCTTTGGGATGACACTCACCGCTATGAGCTGAACATTGACGAGGAGGGCGAGTTCTCCCTGAGGGGAGACCCCGCCGCGCACGGCCTAGGCCAGTGCCCCGTGGTTCGCTACACAGCCGGTGCGGCCGACGATGAAGGCAGGGCCATCGGCGTCATCAACGACACGATGATGACCCTCCAGAACCGTGTCAATCAGGCCGCGTTCTCCACCAACATAACCGCCGATTTCGGAGCCTTCAAGGTCAGAACGGCCGCTGGGCTACAGGTGCTCTACAAGATTGATGCCGTCACTGGCGAGCCTCTGCTGGATGCCGGTGGCAATCCGATCCCGGAACCCATCGCCGTGTCCCAGGCGAAGATGCTGATCTCCGATGACCCGAACACCAAGTTCGGCCAGTTGGACGAGACGCCGTTGCAGGGCTACCTACAGCTTGAGGATCAGACGGTAAAGAACCTCGCGGCTGTCGCCCAGTTCCCGCTTCACGCCCTGATCGGCAACGTCTCCAACCTGAGTGCAGAAGCGCTCAACGCGCTGGAGGCCCAGTTCATGAGGCAGATGAATTTCTTCCACACGTCCTGGGGCGAGTCCCACGAGGAGCTGTTCCGGTTGCTGGCTGAGGCCCTTGGCGATGCTGAGGGAGCCAACGCTTTCGGCGGCGAAGTCCGCTGGAGGGACATGAGTTCCAAGGCATTCGGCGCAACCATGGACGGCCTGGGTAAGGCCGCGGACATGTTGCAGATGCCGAAGCGCGCGCTGTGGGCCATGATGCCAGGGATCACCTCCGGGGATCTCGCGGACATGGAGGCCCTGCATGAGCAGGAAAAGACCGACGAAATGTTCAACCCGACGAACCCGAGTTCGGCAAGGGAGCGCCGCCCCGTAACCACGGGTGGTGGTTCCACTGGCAACCAAGGCTGAGGTTCTCGCCATTGAGGAGGCCCACCGCGCCGCACAGGCGCGGCTGGGCATTGCCGGTGCATATCTCGCACTGAGGGGATGGGAGGCCGTATCCGTTACGGTCCCCGTCGCCTCTGCTGATGCGTGGCTCACACGGAGCCTCCAGATGATCAACGCCATTCGGCGTAAGTCGGGCCGTCTGGCCAAGGCTTACTACCAACTGGCGCGGGCACTGGAGACCGGCTACACGCTGGGCTACCCAGAGTTTTCCACTGATCCCAGTCAGATCACCATGGGCGGATTGCGCAAGCAATATCTGGACTTGCTACTGGAAGTAGCGGACCTTGACCGCCCCAGATCCGATGAGCGGGCCACCTCAGTAAAGGTGACCACCGACATTGACGAGATCTGGCTCCAAGACGAGCTGGTGGCCTCTGAGGGACAGCCGGTGAATAGGGGAGGGGTAACTGAGGTCAATCTCAGTGACACCACCCTTG